CATGGAAGCTATTATTATGTATGCTGATAATGTAGATGGTGAGATTGAAATGGTCGCAAAACTTCTAAATAGGTCTATCAAAGATAAACTTGAGGCAGAAGCTAACGACTTGAATATGATGAAGAAGCAAGTTACAAAATTACCTTTGTGATGAATGTGATGATGTAAGAACAATGCCACGTTTAGGAGCAGTTCTTACATTCATAATGATACTAAGAAATATAACGAAATAAGGAGTAATACATATGTCTAGTTTTAAAGATTTAAAGAACAATCGAATGAACAATTTGCAGTCATTAACAAAGCAAGTTGAGAAGCTTGCAGAGAAACCATCTTATGAAGATGAACGCATTTGGAAGTGTGAAAGAGATAAAACTGGTAACGGTTATGCCGTTGTTCGTTTTCTCCCAGCACCTACAAATGAAGATGTGCCATGGGTTCGTTTATGGTCACATGGTTTCAAAGGGCCAGGTGGATGGTACATTGAGAATTCATTGACCACACCACGATCTGATGCTCCTAGTGGAACTGATGACCCTGTATCAAAGGCAAATACTACTTTGTGGAATTCTGGTATTGAGTCTGATAAGAATATTGCGAGAGATCGAAAGCGTAAGCTAAGTTACTACTCCAATATCCTTATCCTTGAAGATTCAACAAATGCTCAGAATGAAGGTAAAGTATTTTTGTTTCGATATGGTAAGAAGATTTTCGAGAAAATCGAAAGTGTTATGAACCCAGAGTTTAAAGATGAAGAACCAATGAACCCGTTTGATTTCTGGTCTGGTGCTAACTTTAAACTCAAAATCCGTCAAGTGGAAGGTTATGCAAATTATGATAAGTCAGAGTTTGCTTCTCCATCTCCATTGTTTGACGGTGACGATGCTAAGCTAGAGGATGTTTGGAAACAACAGCATTCACTTCAAGGACTTCTTGCTCCAGAGAACTTTAAGAGTTATCAAGAGTTGGAAGCACGTTTCAATACGGTTACTGCTTCGGGAACGGGTAGTGATTACAATGAAACTATTGAGGAGAGTTCTGCTGATCCAGTTGCAAATGATGCAGCCGAATCAACATCTGAAGATACTTTAGAGTATTTTAAGAAACTAGCTGAGCAGTAGTAAATAGATAGAGGGGGAGTATCTTTTGTTATATTGGTGATTCGCCAGTATTATGTTGGTATCAAAGACTCGCGACTAGATACCTTGTGAAACCGTTTCGGTGATACTCCCCCTTTATTTTATTCCTAGTTCTTTTTCTGTAAGAACTATAAATTCCCAATCCCTCTTTTCTGCATATTTCCTTGCAGCTTTCCACTTACATTGATTTCTTACATAGGCTTTCAGTGCATTTCTATACTTATTGGTGTTTCTCTTAGGTTTCTTTGGGGGTAGGCATTGACTATGAGGTTTAATCTCAATGATATACTTTTTGACTTGACCATTAGTTGATACTACTTTCACATAGAAATCGACTAAATACCGCCTAGTTTTCTTTTCTATTGGATTATAGTAGGGAATAACTATATTCTCTGAGCCCCATTCCAATACACTTGGACGAGCATCCAAATATTTCATGTATCTTAACTCCCAGCTGGAGCGATAGTGGCATTCATTGAGATCACCTACATATTTCTCCTTGTTTTTAACCTTATATTTTCCAACTCTAGGGAAATTTCTCATATATCTCTTATAAATACAGTATAGACTAATATTTATAACGGGAGTAAGAGATGGCAAAGGGAATAGGACAGTTTAAAGCACAAACACTGGCTAATTTTGCAAGTCCTAATTTGTTTCGTGTTGAGATTACTAGTAACAATCCACTTGGAACAAATTCTTCAATTCGAGAAAGATTATCACTTGTCTGTCATAATGCACAAATTCCTGGCCTAACAATGGTTGCAACAGATAAAGATATGACTTATAGATCAAATGTTCGTCAAAAAACTTATGATGATATAACATTAGCTTTCCATTGTAACGATGATATGCTAGAACTTAAATATTTTCAAGATTGGATGGAAAGTATGGTTGACCCGGCAACAAACCGTGTTGGGTTTTATAATAATTATATCGGAACTATTACATTACACAAATTAAGCAGGCAATTGAACAAAAATAATACAACTGATGAAAATGCAACAACATTAGTAACAGTAATAAATGAAGCTTATCCAAAAAGAATTGAACCTTTATCATTGGATTATTCTGGTACTGGTGTAATGTCATTAAGTGTAAATTTTTCTTATAGAAACTATTATCAAAAATGGGTATCATTAAAGGCAGCAGAATCACCAGAAATTAGGGGTGAACCAATTGCAGCTCGTTCTGTTGATACTGAAGCAAACAAAAGAAATCCAATGACTGAAATTTTAGACAAAACACAAAATTTTAAATTTAGGGGTGACACAGCTGGTAGTAATGATGAATTTGAAAGTAGTGAATAAATAATTAATAACAATATCATTTTATATTAAGGAGTTAATGAAATGGGATTACCAAAAATTGCAGTACCAGAGTATAGTTTAATTTTACCATCAACAGGTGAAGAAATAAAATACAGACCTTTCTTGGTTAAGGAAGAAAAGATTCTCCTTATAGCTATGGAGAGTGAAGATGAAAAACAGATAGCAGATGCTACAAAGACAGTTATTAAAAATTGTATTTTTGGTGATGTTGATGTTGAAACACTACCTATCTTTGATATTGAGTATATCTTTCTATGGTTGAGAGGTAGATCAAAAGGTGAAGAGATAGAGTTAAAATATAATTGTCCTACCTGTAAAGGTGAGATACCAGTATTTTTTAACATTGAAGATGTGAATGTTCATAAAGATGAAAATCATACAAATAAGATTCAGATAACAGATGAGCTTGGTGTATGTTTAAAGTATCCTGATATGAGTTTACAGTCAAGAATAGATAACATTGATAGTGATAAACAAATTGAAGTAATATTTAAAACTATTTTATTATCTATTGATTATCTCTATGATAATGAAAAAACATATCCAGCTAAAGATCATACTGCAGCTGAGATGGAAGAGTTTTTAGAATCTTTATCAGATGAGCAGTTTCAAAAGATTTCTAAGTTTTTTGAAACAATGCCAAAACTAAAACATGAAGTAAAATTAGAATGTAAGAATAAAGTAAAGGGTGAAGGTAAGAAAAAGGATAAGGAATGTGGATATAAAGAGGATATGACCTTGGAGGGTCTACAATCTTTTTTCGCATAATCCTCTGTGATAATTCATTAGCTAATATGCTCAATACTAATTTCTCAATGATGCAACATCATAAATATTCTCTTTCTGATATAGAGAATATGATACCTTGGGAAAAAGATGTTTATGTAGCACTATTAGTTAAGTTCATTGCAGAGGAAAATGAACGTATTAAAAGACAACAAAACCAATAAAAAAGGATAGAGTATGTTTCAGCCACCACAAAATACAGGGATGACACAATCTATGGGTAGTGTTGCCCAAGCTGTGCCTAAAATATCACATATGATGGTTAATGTAGACAAAGCTCTTATTTTACCTAAAACAATCCATATCACTATAAATGACCCTATAACTGTTAAAGCTCCTAAGTTGATAACTGATGGTAAAGAGAAAGCAACAAAATCAGAATCAGCTGCGATGATAAAAGCTAAAGAAAAAGACAAAAAGGCAGAGGATAAAGAGAATAAGTGGAAAAAAAGTGTTACGAAATGGCAGGAAGGACTGCTTGGTACTTTGAAAAAAACTTTGTTTGATAATCCCATAACAAATTTCATAAAAGACCATTGGGGTAAACTATTAATAGGTCTTGGATTTCTATTTCTAAAACCAGCACAAATGAAAGCGGTGTGGGAAGCACTTAAAGGTATGGCAACATGGTTATGGGAAAATGGGCCAGATATTTTTAAGAGTGTAGTCGGTGCATTAGAAACTATTGTTCCAATGATAAGTGATTTAGTTAGTGCTATCTTTAAGTGGGTTTTTGGTGATGTAGTAAAAGAAAAGGAGTTTAAAGAACAAAAAGGTGTAGTTGCAGAGAAACAAGCTATTCTTGATGATAATACCAAGAAAGGTGCTGGGACATTTTGGGAAGAATCTGACCTAGACTTTAAGAGAAGAAAAGTTAGAGAAGAAAAAGACCTTGAAGAAGAAACTGCAAATCTTAACAAAATGGGTGGATATGATGAAAAAGGTGAATTTAAAGGTAAACGAGCTGGTGGAATAGACGATAGTTTATTTAAAAAAGTTGCAGTTGGTCTTGGTGGTCTTATATTTTTATTAGGTAAGTTCGGGCCACAGGGTGCAGTTACTAGATTACTCGGAAAAGGTCTATCAGGAGCTTTTAGTTTAGTAAAAAGTTATGCAATGCCACAGGGTGGGCCAGGTCTAGGGCCGAGAGTAGCTGGTGGAATGGGAACTAAAATGTTAGGTGGTGCTTCCCTTGCCGGTGGTTTATTTATGGCAGCACAAGATGGAATGGAAGGTGCTGAATTAGCAAAGGAATGGGGAGTTCATAAAGCAGCCGGTGTTGCTGGTGCAGTTCTTGGCGGAACAGATAAAGGATTATCTGGTGCTTTTTCAAATATGGGGAAATGGGCATTAATTGGTGCTGGTATTGGTAGTTTTGTTCCTGTTATTGGTACAATGATAGGTGGTGTGATAGGTGGAGTTGTTGGTGCAGTTATTGGTTTCTTTGGTGGTGAGAAAATTGCTAAAGGATTTCAGTGGGTTGGTAATAAATTCATGGAACTCTGGGACGTTGTTTGGGGTGGTGTAAAAACACTTGCAAGTGATTTTAAAATATATTTGATAGACCCTCTTATGGATTTCATTACAAAAATTAAAGATTGGGTAGTAAATGCAATAAAAACAATAATTCCTGAGAAAGTTCTTAATTACTTTGGTATGGGTAATGATGAACAACAAGCTGAAGATGCTCGTGTACAAGATGAAATAAAAACAAAACGAGTAGAAGATCAAAAAGCCAAGGTTGACGAAATAGACGCAGAGGCAAAAAAGGGTAAGAGTACTTGGTATGCTCCGTCAACATGGTTTAGTAGTGACGATTCAGAAAAGGAAAAGCAAAAATTCTTTAAGGAAATAAAGAAAGATATAAAAGGGGCAAAAAGGTGGAGGGGTAAAAATAGAGAAAAGAAGGTTGAACCCATAAATAAAAAAATTAATGATAGTCCTTATCGTGATGAAATATTAGGAATGTTATCAACAAGCCAATTAAAACTAATAGGTAGAGATGGTTTAGCAACAAAGAAACATGAAGAAAATAAACTAAGACTTGCTGCAAGAACACCAGAACAGGTCGCAGCTGATGATAAATATTTTAAAGACCATTCTGGTTCATCAGCTAGTGATGATTTTGCAGGAGCTCCATCACCAATGGTTTCCCCAACAATGAAAGCAGATACATTGAATCAAGTTCAAGGCGAAAATGCAGAATTGAGCTCAGGAACAAATGCAATCGTAGCACCTACTACGATTAACAATATTACTAATAACTATGGTAGTGGTGGTGAAGGTGGTACAGCTATATATGGAGTACCAACAGCACAAAAAGGCACAAAAGTTAAACACAGTAATATAAGATAATCCAATGGCTGAAGAAAGAAAGTCACAAACTCTAAAGAGGGCTGGAGTAGAAGAAAAGAAGATTTTTAAATCTCTTGCAAAACTGCAAAAATACCCAAGAGTTAGAGAAATCTTTAAAGAGGCTGCCCGTCTTTTTAGGAGTGGAAAACTAAAAAACATTAAACAGATTTCTAAAAACAGAAATTTGAATAAGATGCTTGCTGATCTTCCCCGTGAAGATAGGAAGATGTATAAGAAGCATTTAGAAAAGATAGGATTTCCGTCTGTTGAAGAAACTATAACGAAAATACAAAAAACAAGAACTGCAATCAGGTTAGCAGGAGAAAAGAAAGATAAGATAAAACAAGTAAAGGACAGATTCAGTGACCAGATAGAGGAAATGACAGAAAAAAAGAATCCTATATTAAAGACATTAAATAAGCATATAAAGTATTTAGGTGAAGAATCATTCTTCCAGAAAGCCCATCTCGCTGCAAAACAAAGAAGTATTATAGAAAGAAGTGAAACATCTATTGATTTTTATAGAGAGTATGCAATAGAATATGGTACAAGTTTTAATTTTAGAGATATGATTCGTGAAGGTGGAAAGAGAAAAAGTAATTTTTTACTAGGAAGAATGTATTTCTATAAATATAAACCTGACCCAATTGAGACACAATTTGATTTATACCCTTTGATTTTTATTTTAAAGAAATCATCAGATCACTTTGAAGGAATTAATTTTCATTATATGAGTCCAAAAGCAAGAGCTATGTTAATTGAGAATATATTTCTTTATTTGAATAAATTAGATTATACTGCAAATCAAAAAATTCTATTCAATTCTTTTATTAAGATAATAAGAAATAATAGAAAGTTTCGGTATGCTAAACATTGTTATAGACAATATAAGTACAGTAGTATTGATTCAAGAATAATAGAAGTTCATCCTTTAGATTGGGAAATAGCAATGATGGTTGAGACTGAAAGATTTTATTCTAATACTAATCGTAGAATTAGAAGTAGAAATGTCTGGAAAAAGACGGATATAAATGTAAGAGGGGGACAGTAAATGCCAAAGATAGATAAACAACTAGATGACTTTGATACAGGTAGTCTTCATTATCCAGATGATTTGGGCGTTGGATTCACACATCCTGATTGTGTGAAATTTACTATTGGTTCAAATCCAGGCGTTAGTTTAGCAGGAGTAACGAAAGTATTTAAGGCCAAATTGGGTGCTTCAAAAGCTGCAATTGGAAAATCTATAGATGATTCAATAAAAAAATTAGAAACTCAACGTAATGCATTAGGTGATAAACCTGCTAAAGAATTATTAGAGGATTTGAATAGTAAAATAAACCAAGCAAAAAAAGGAAGGGATGCATTTAACAAACGAGAAGGTTTTAATGCTGAAGACTTTATAGGAATATTTAAAGACTTTGGTAATACATTAGGTGACGCTCAAGATGCTGCCAGAAAAGCAGACGAAAAAAATATATTTACTTATAAGAATTCTATATACCTACCAATGCCAGAAAATCTTGTATATAATGAACCAATAGATTGGCAAGGAACAGATTTAGGTGCAATGAAAAGTGGGATTGATGCTTTAATGGGAAGAAAAACACCCGATGATGCTCTTGGTGGTGCCGCATTATCACAAGCAGGAAATGCGTTAGCAGGTGGTGCTGGTTCGATAGTAAGTAAATTATTAGGTGGTGGACTTTTGGGTGGTGCAGTTCTTGGTGCTCTTGGTGGTGGTGATGCATTAGGTAGTGCGATTGAATCAAATCTTAGAATAAGATCAAATCCTTTTAAAGAACAAACATTTCAAGGTGTAGGTTTTCGACCATTTGAATTTTCATTCGTATTTAATGCAAGAAGTCAATCAGAGGTAAATACAATAAGAAGGATTATTAATACATTTAGAAAACACTCAAAGCCTTCTTTGGATAAACCAGATAGTGCTATCTTTAGTTATCCTGATGAATTTAAAATTGAATTTTTAACTCTTGAAGCTGCTGATTCTAATTATAAGGCTAATTGGACTGATAATAATTACTTACCAAAATTGAAACAATGTGTATGCAAATCAGTAAATACTAATTTCACAACAGCTGGTTGGAAATCTTTTGAAGAGGGTGCTCCGACTACTATAACTCTACAGTTAGGATTTGAGGAAACAGATATTATTACATCAGAACAAGTAGAGATTGAAGGAGATGGATTCTAATGGCATATTTTAATTATTTTCCAACTACTGTATATGATGTTCGTGGTGATAAGAACAATGTAAGAATAGATAGAGTTACTAATGTTCTAGTGAGAGCTAGAAAGAAATTAGAAATTTCCAATGCAGCTTTGTTTGAGCAATACTTTATCCAAGATGGAGATAGAGCAGATACACTTGCTTATCAATTTTATAAAGACTCTACATTACATTGGTTGATTATGTATGCAAACTACATGACTAATCCATACTACGATTGGCCACTTACTTATTTTGATTTACAAAAGTTTATTGATAAGAAGTATCCTAATAATAGAAATGGTATTCATCATTGGGAAAACTCTGATGGTAAAGTAGTAGACGAGCCTGGAACTATAATAGCACCAGGCGGAGTAACTGCTGGTTCTGCGACTTCTATAAATAATTTTTTATATGAAGAAAAAGAGAATGATAAAAAGAGAACAATAGATATTATTAGAATTGAGTATGTATCTCAAATCGTTAGAGAGTTTAAAAAACTTATTATAGAGTAAAAATATGGCAACCAATATAGTTAATGTTCAAGATGTAACTTTAAATAACTTATCAATTAGATCAGCTATTGGTAATTTTGATTTAGTTTCATCGTTTGTTGAACTAACAATAGAAGAAAGTCTATTCCGTTCTTCATTGACAGGCAACCTCATACTAGCTGATTCTTTCAATCTTCCAGAGAAACTACCTATTGTTGGGGAAGAAACAGTTGATATTGATATTGCATTATCTGGTATTGATGGTAGAGAGGGTGAAGCTGGTATTCATATAAAACCTCCACCTATGCACGTTAATTCTATAGATTCCAGATATATGACTAAACCTAAAGCACAGAATTTTACTTTAGACTTGATATCAGAACAATTTATGAGTAGTGCGCACTCTAAGATATCAAGGTCATATAGTAATAAAAGAATAAGTGATATGGTATATGATATATACTATACATATTTAAATGATAGGAATGATTTATCGAAACAACTAAATTATGAATCATCAGAAAGAACCGAGTCATTAATTATACCAAACTTATCACCATTAGATGCTATTGCTTGGTTAAGTCAAAGAGCTCAACCTAGTAATAGTGGTAACTACGCTACCAATTATGTATTCTTTGAAACTATTGATGGTTCTTCTTTTATGAGTATAGACACACTAGCTAGTGTTGAACCTTTTTGGAAATTTATATTTAAACCTAGATCAGATGATGCAGCTGGTGTAGAGAATTTAGCTAAAGGTATACAGAAGATTAATAAGTATTACTATCTTAAACAGTTTGATAAAACTCAAAATATAGAAGATGGGTTTTATGCTTCAAAACTTATCACACACGATATAGTTAGAAAGAAGATTACTCAATACGATTATATAGGTATTAATAGTTTTGTTGGTTTAAATCATGTTGGGTTATATCCAGTTATATCTAACTCTGATGTAGAAACAACTTCTTCTTCTGTAAATCGTACAAATTATGGGCCTCCTGATAATTCTTTTTTTAGAACTAACGAAAGAGATTTATTCAGTATGACAGATAGTGCAGTATGTTTTTATCCAAAACATAATCAGTTGTATGCTAAAAATACAAATGATTTTTATGATAATAAAGTAGAAGATTGGAAACTACAAAGAAACGCACAGTTAGCAGCGTATGATAATTTAACAATGATGATAGAGGTAAGTGGTAACTCTACATTACGAGTTGGACAAACTGTTACGTTAGAATTACCATCACCAGAAGCTAATGATGGTGATGGACAATCAGATAATCTCCGTGATAGATTTCTTTCGGGGACTTATATGATAACAGCTATTCAACATATATTTTCAGCACATCAAAAGAAAGATAATAAAGTATCATATACTATGAAAGTTGAATTAGTTAAAGATGCATTAGAAGATGTTGTTACCAATAGAACATCAAGAAAGGAAGATTAATTATGTTTGGTGATTTTGTTTGGTGGCAAGGTGTCGTTGAGGATAGAATAGACCCATTGAAGTTGGGTAGATGTCGTGTGCGTATACTTGGATATCATACTGATAATAAAATTGATGGTGTTGGTATACCAACTGATGAATTACCTTGGGCAACACCAAGTCAACCAATTACATCTGCAGCCATGAATGGTATTGGTACTACACCACTAGGCCCAGTAGAAGGAACATGGGTATTTGGTTTTTTCCGTGATGGTAAAGATGCACAAGAACCTGTTATGACAGGAACTTTTGGTGGAATACCAGAAGAGTCACCAACTGCAAATAAAGGATTTAATGACCCAGAAGGTGTATATCCTTTATCATTATATTTAAATGAACCTGATACAAATAGACTTGCAAGAGGTAGTGGAGCATTACCAGTTCCAGTAAGTAGTGATGAAGGTAAAACATCCGAGGATGCACCGTCATTAAACCACAAAAGAAAAACAAGAACAATTGGAACACCTACTGCATTAGCTGGTGATATAACTACTACTATTGAGAATACTGATAATGCAAGTTTGTATGTGTTTACACCTTGGAATGAACCAAATCCTAGATATGGTGGAGTTAGTAATAACTCAGCAGAATATTTAACTAGTGTTGAATTAAGTTCAACCTATCCACATAATCATGTAAGGATGTCCGAGTCTGGTCATGTAGAAGAATGGGATGATACACCATCAGCTGAACGATTACATAAGTTTCATAAAACTGGAACATTTGAAGAGATACAGCCAGATGGTACTAAGGTTGTTAAAGTAGTTGGTAATGACTACGAAATAATACTTGGATATAAAGATGTAGTTATTCAAGGAACTTGTAATGTTACTATTGGTGGTGATTGTCGTATGTTATATCAAGGAGACTTGGTACAAGAAGTGTATGGTGATTATCATTTAAATGTACATGGTGATAAGAGAACTAAAATATCTGGTAATGAAGCAACCGAAGTATTGGCTGATAGAAAAGTAGTGGTCAATGGTAATTGTGATTTAAAGGTTGGTAAAGATCAGATAATTAATATTGATGTTGATAGAACAATTAATGTTACTGGTGATGTTACAGAAACTATTAGTGGTAATTTACAAGAGTTAACATTTGGTACTATGGGTACTATTGTTGGA